GACAAAGGAACATGGTTTGGTTGGGATGTATCTAAGGTAGGACCTATCGAAGATAAATCTGTTTACGAAAGTGCAAAAAGCTTTGCTGAAAAAGTTGGCAAAGGTGCTGTACAAGTAAAACCAGAAACTCAAGAAACAACTAAAAAAACAATCAATTTATAGTTCCTAGGAGTGGGCGTGGAAGCGAGAGTGAAAACGCCCATTAAAAATTATGGTTGATGAAAAAACATATAATAGTGGTCCGTCTACTTATGAAGATTGGTTAGATCTTGGTCTAACTATAATACCTTGTCTCAAAGGTAGGTCTGATGTTAAGGCTTGGTCCAGTCCAGATTTTAAAATTACTAAAGAAGAGTGGAAACAGAAATATCTTAATCACGAAATAGCATTAAGGCTAGATAACCATGTAGATTTTGATGTTGATAATCCTTTAGTAAAAAGATTTATTAAAAATTATTTAAAAAGTTCTCCTAATATATTTGGTCGTGATAGTAATCCAGAAAGTCATTATGTTTGGAAAGGTAAATTAACATTTAAACAATTTATATTACCTGCAGAATTAAACGAGTATTGTAAAATATTTCCACATGGTTCTACTCTTTGTGAAATAAGAACTGACGCTAAGCATTATACAATTGTACCAGGTTCAATGCATAGTAAAGCCCCAGAAATAGTTAAATGGGAGAAGTATAGTTCTTTAATAGAGTATCCTGGTAATTTAAATAATGATTTAAGAAAAATTGCATTGTCCAGTGCCTTATGTATTTTATACGCGTCTCAAGGATCACGGGATGCTTATTGTACTGCTATTGCCGGTGCATTAATTAAACAAACAGAATGGAATGAAGAAGAAATTAATGAATTTGTATATAACATTGCTGTTGCAGCAAATGATGACGAAGCAGATAAAAGAAAATCAAAAGGAACTACTGTTAAAAAAGCAGGAAGAAAATTTGGTCTACCAAAATTAGCAGAAATTATAGGTTGCTCTACAAAAGCTATTTCAGAAATATTTAATTGGGTGGGAACTCAACAAGCTGTAAGCGAAGAAATTGCTCAAGAGTGTATAGGAGACGTTGTAGAATATGGACAAGACAGATATATTATTAAAGTTACAGGTAAGTTAGAAGGTAAAGTTATTAAAAAAGAAATCATTATTGATGGGCCAACTTTAATGAACCAAAAATTATTTTATGATGCAGTCATGTCTCAAGCTTCTGTGTGGATTCCTAAAATGAAAGTTGCAGACTTTGAAACAATTATGATGCAAAAATTTGAGAGTCGAACTAAATCAATACATTATGTTGAAGAAGCTAATAAAGATTTAGTATTTAAAAAACATTTTAATCACTACATTAAACAAGAAAGCGCTTATTCTAATAAAATTAACTTACTGGAATACAAAAGACCTTTTTTTGATATGGAAAAGAAAAGTTTAGATTTTAATTTAGATTCTTTTGAAGATTTTTTAGCAGAAAAAAGAATTAAAATTGCTAGAGTAGATTTAGTTATGTTAGTTCAAAGAGTTTTAAAAGCTATAAAAAATAGAGGTAAAGTTAAAGTAAACGAAAACCAATATAAGTCGTGTGTATCTTGGAAAATTGATAACTACCAACTAGATTTAGAAGATTTAATTGTTGAAGGAGAATATAAAGAAGTAGTTAACACAGAGAGTATAGATTTTGAACAATAAAATTATAAAACCTAGATTTGTAGCAGGTCCTCCAGGCACGGGGAAAACTCATAGTTTTTTAGTAGAAAAATATAGAGAAGGATTTTTAAATTACGATCCTTTGAAAATTTTATTATTATCTCATACTAACACTGCCGCTAATCAAATTATCGAAGCTATTTTAAAAATGCCTGAAGTTAAAGCATTAGGTTTAGATGCAGATTATTTTAAAGATAGAATATGCACAATTCATCATTTTTGTAGAAGTAAGATTATGAAAAAAGAAGTTTTTGAACAAGGCAGTACCGACTATAATGAGTTATGTGCAAAAGACTCGGCTTTTAGAGTGGCTAAATTTAAAGGAAATCCTTACAAAAATCATCCTTTTTTTAAATTTATAAGTCATGCTCATGGACGAGATTTATCTGACAATTTAGAGCATCACTACAATACTTGTGCAGATAAGCGCGAGTATAATCCATATAAGTTTTTTGAATTAGAAAAATTAAACAGAGTCTATACAAAATATAAAAAAGATAATCGTTTGCAAGACTTTGCAGATATGCTTAATGAATTTAATTCACTAGATAATGTTTCAGATATTGAAATGTTAATTGTAGATGAAGCTCAAGATTGTAATAGGCCTCAGTTACGAGCCATAAACAAAATAGCAGAGAATGTTAAAGATGAACATTTTTATTTGGTAGGAGATCCTGATCAAACTATATTTGAATTTGCTGGTTCAGATGCACATTATTTTCACTTGATTTCTGCTAATCCTTACTTAGAATTAGATCAAGGAAAAAGATGTAGTAAAGCTGTCAATGATTACTGCAAAGAAATTATAGCTCCAATATGGACAAAATACGGCTACACAAGAAAATGGAATCCAGCAACTTATGATGAAAAGTATCATGGAGAAAGAAATTTAATACCAGCAGGTTGCAAACACGGAGATTTAATTGAAGGAAATAAATATTATCTCAATGATTTAAGACCTTCTCCAAGTTTATCTATTTTATTAAATAAGATAAAAAATACTAATCAAAATTTTTTATTTTGTTATCGTGGTAAACCCACGGACATAAGAATAGTTGAATTTTTAAAACAAAATGGTTTAGAATTTTCATATGTAGGAAGCTCAGCTCATGTTTCTAAAGAAGAACTAAGATGTCATAATGAATGGACATCGTTCTATGAGGGTGTGCCTAAAAGTAAAGTTCAAATAAAAGAATTTTGGAAATATTTAGGTAGTAAAGCCATACCAAGAGGTAAAGGAACATTTGCATTTAATGAAGGGCATTTTAAAAATAACACAGATTATAGTATTGATGAATTAATTACGGAAGGCGTATTAAAAGATAAAAAAGATTTATATTCAAGTTTTGATTTGCTCAGAAAAAGATCTAAAGGCAAAGATGAGAAAGAACACGATGACAGAATGATTTATATTAAAACTGTAATAAGAAATGGATTTGACTACAATGATAAAATTAGAATTGAACTTGGAAATATTCATAAAGTAAAGGGAATGACTTATGATAATGTTATTGGAGATTTAACATTGACACGAAAAAAACCCGAACCAGAAAATGTACAATATAGATTAAAGTACACTATGTTTAGTAGAGCAATCTTTGACATCTGGATATTAGCAACCGAAAACACAGGAAAGGAACTAGGTAAATATGGCTGTATATTACAAGCAAGTCGGGGGATCCCATTACAAAGATATGGAAATTCAACCGGCAGAGTTTATCAATAAAAACAAATTACTTTTTGCGGAAGGCAATGCAATTAAATACATTTGTAGACATAAAGCTAAAGGTAAGTTACAAGATGTAGAGAAAGCTATTCACTATTTAGAAATGATTATAGAAAGGGATTATAAATAATGTGCACTGTTCCACAAGTATCAGAATTAGATTTAACTGATATAGATATTGTTGCTATTGACTTAGAAACTTCAGATCCAAATTTAAAAACAAAAGGTATAGGTGCAGTTAGGGGAGATGGTTTTGTAACCGGCATTGCAATTGCTACAGGGAAACAAACATTTTATTTTCCTATTCAACATGCCCATACAGAAAACTTACCTATTAAAGAAACATGGGATTACTTGAATGAAAAAATTTTTCAAAACAAGAACATACGTAAGGTGTTTCACAATGCAATATACGATGTGTGTTGGATCAGGGCTTCAACTGGTGAGATGTTAAAGGGAAAGTTACTAGATACAATGATTGCAGCATCTGTAATTGATGAAACAAGAATGAGATATTCTTTAGATGCAATTAGTAAAGTTTATTTAAATGAAACTAAATATAAATATGACTTAACAGATAAAGTTAAAGAGTGGTCTAAAGGAGTCATACAAGACCCTATGTCCAATATGGAAAAGCTACCTTATTTTTTAGTAAAAGATTATGCAGAACAAGATGTAAACTTAACATTAAAATTATGGAACATATTTGAAAAGAAATTGGATGAAG